ACAGGGTGAGCCCGGAAATCACGGTGTCGCGGGCGTCGGTGAGCTCGTTGGACGCCGAGCCGGTACCGTCTCGCGGCGCTACCCCGCAGCCGGCAACCGGGATCTCGGCGGGTGCGCCGGGGACGTCGTTGCCATAGGTGTCCTGTGTTGGCAGCCCGGGCCGGACGATGGTGACGGTGTCACCCTGTGACAGTTCGTGCACGGCCTACCTCCTCGACCGCGTCGCACCAGGCCGCCAAGTCCCGGGCCGGGTCCAAGGCCTTGGCGCGGGCCGACGCCCGGCGGGACGCAGACCGGTATGCCGTCTGGTCGTCGAGCTGCTCGATCGCCTCCTGCCAGGCATCCACGTCCTCACGGTCACAGAAGATCCCAGCGTTCCCTAGAGACTCGGTCAGGCCCTCCGTGGGATGGGCCAGCACCGGGATGCCGGAGGACATCGCCTCCACACCGACGCGGCCCCACGACTCGTAGTCCGACGGCATCAACAGCAGCCGCGTCCGCGCATACACCGCATCCCGCATCTGCCGACCCGGCATGTGATCCAGCACGATCACGTTGTCCAGCTCGGGCGGCTGCTGCTCGCCATAGCCACCGCGCACCGCCAGGAACTTCCGTTCCTGCATCCGCTCGGCGAGCTCCGCCAGCACCCCAGCGCCCTTGGACATGGTGCAGTTGACGAGCGTGATGCAGTCGCCGCGCGCCGTCCGGTACTCCGCCGGCCACACCGGCGGCCGAACCACCAGCAGCCGATCCGGCCCGCACGACGTACCGTCGAATGCGGCCTCAGCCTCGGCGAGCATCCACTGCGAGTTGACGACCGCGAGCGCCGACGAGCCAGTCTGCATCGGCTGCCACGTCAGATCGAACGTGTTGTGACACACCACAATCAGCGGCACGCCATGCCCGCGAGCCAGACAGGCCGCCTCCGGGACACTCTCCAGATGCGATACGACGGCGCTCGCCCGCGACACGGCGGACCGGAACCCGTTGGCGGCAGGCTCGTGCGGCATCACCCGCACACCGTCCACCTCATAGGGCGTCCGAGTCGGCGCCCACCGGGTCAGCCACACCGTCGCCCGGTGCCCTCGCTGCACGAGCGCCCGCAGCATCTCGTGCAGCGCCCACTCAGCCCCGGCATTGTGATCGTCCGGGTAGGCGTGGACGCGGGCGATGACGTTCAGAGATCCGCTCACCGGTACCTCACCATCGACATGCCAGCCTTCGGTCGGTATCCGGCGTCCTTGAGCTCCCCTCGATCCTCGTCCGTCATCAGCACCGCCGTACCCACCCCGGATCCGTCCGTCCGGTAGCTGTACGGGCCGATCGTCTCCCCTGTCACGCCGCCCGCAGCGGTCGGCGCGGTCAGCGTGCGCAACGCCATCCGCGCCACCACCGCCACCACGGTGTCCGGGATCCGGGCGTCGCCATGACTGTAGGTGACCCGGTACGTGTCGGGGTAGGCCTCGCGATCGTCCTCGTACCAGCGTTCCGGCAGGTTGATGATCGGGCTGCTGGTGCAGGTGCGGATGATGTCCAGTCCGTCCCACTCCCAGCCCACCACCGGCAGGTCCGGTGCCCCGCCAGCGCCGATGGCCACCACTGCAGTCACGCCCAGAACGGGCCGCTGTGGCAGCCGGATCTCGCCCTGCTGGGCGCGCACCACGATGGTCTCGTTGTCGGTGCGGGTGAAGTCCTGCTTCGTGTAGGCCCGGACCTTCGCCGACGCGTCCGCAAGAAGCGCCTGCGCTCGCGCCTCCTCGACTGAGGTGAGCGGCCTGCCGAGACGGTCGGAGAGATCGGTCGGGCTAGCGAGGGGATCCACGGCGAGCCACCCCCTCCACGGCCGACACCCACAGATCAAGTTCTGCGGCAGGGTCCAGGCCGGCTGCTCGAGCTGCTGCCGCCTTGGACGCCTGCGGGTAGATCTTCGGGGAGAACAGGCGCTTCACCGCCGCCTCCCACGCGTCGATGTCGTCGCGATCAGCGAACATCCCAGCTTCGCCGAGCGACTCCATGAGGCCCGGCGTTGGGTGGGCGACGACCGGAATGCCAGAGCACATCGCTTCCACAGCCACTCGCCCATAGGACTCGTACACCGACGGCGCCAACAACACCTTGGTGCGGGCATACACGTCTTTGGCCATGCGGTCACCGGGCGTGTGCGGCACGATCTCCACGTTCGGCAGGTCCTCGCGGATGATCTGCCGGCCGTAGCCGCCGATCACCCCGAGGAACTTCCGCTTCGGCATCCGCTCGGCGAGGGAGTAGAAGACCTTGGCGCCCTTCTCTTCCGTGAGGTTGATCAAGGTGATCCGGCTGCCCGGAGTCGCCTGATAGTCCGCGACCGCGACCGGCGGATGAACTGTGATCCCCCACGGCATCGGCCGGTCCCCGCGATGGATGCGCCACCACGACTCGGCGTCCGCCTTCATCCAGGCCGTGTTGTAGACGACCAGTGAGGGCGAGCCCTTCACCAGCCACGACTTCGACTTCTCGTAGGTGTTGTGCAGCAGGTGCACCACCGGAATCCGGTGAAGCTCACCCAGCACCGAAGCCCGCGCCGTGTTCTCCAAGTGCGTCACGATCACCTGGGCTGTGCCGTCCCCGCGCATCCACCGCGACGGATCTGCCTTATCCCGGTGCGGGTGGACGGCCACGCCGTCGATCTCGTAACCGGCATCCGCGGAACGCGAATCCGACAGCAGGACGTCCACCTCGTGTCCGCGCGCCGCCAACTCCCGCAGGAGACTGTGCGCCGCCCACTCGGCGCCCGCATTGTGGGCCGGAGGGTAGGCGTGAAGCATCGCCAGGACCCGCAACAGGAACTCCGATCTCCCGGCGGCCGGCAACCCCATCGGGCTGCCGGCCGATCGGGTCAGGACGCGGCCGTGGTCGCCTGAACGACGCCGAACGGCGAGCGAGTTGCCGAGTTGGTGTTCAGGCGGGTCGCCGGGTTGGCCGTGGCGAACGCGGCGCGCATGACGACGCGCATGGCGACGGAGTCCTGCTGCATCAGGTTGAGGATGACCTTGCCGGTGTCATCCGAGATGACGCCCTCGGTGAACAGCTTGAAGCTGATGTCCTGCCGCAGGCCGACGACCGCCTTACGCCAGTCGCCCATCAGGATCTCCGCCTCGGACGTGTCCCAGGCGCCATTGGTGAGCTCCGACATCGGGTAGCCGTACAGGGTGCCGCCCGGGGCGCCCTGCAGGTTCGGCTGGTAGATCGGCACGCCCTGCGCGGAGCGGATGCCGTTCAGCTTCCACGTCAGGCCCGGACGCGACACGAAGCCGTTGATGGCGAAGCCATCCGCGGCCACCTTCTCCGCGACCACAGAGACGTCCTGCGCGAAGTCGTCGCCGGTACCCGAGATGGTGACGTTGCCCGCCGCCACAGCCGACGAGTACACGTCCGTCGACCACGTGGACGGCTTGTTGATGCCGAAGAGGCCAGCACCATCCAGCAGCGCCCCCAGAGCCTCGACGAGACGGGGACGAACCTGGTCCCAGATCGGCATCTGGGCGTCGTCCAGGTAGGCCTCGGGGATGGGAACGATCGCAGCCATCTCCTCGGCCACGAGGTCGACGTTCTTCCAGTCCTGCGCCGACGTCTGCTTCAGGCCGGTGTCGCCACCCACGAAGTAGGCGATCGGCATCACGTCGAGAACCGGCTGACGCTGCGTCTTCGCAGACATCGGAGCCGGAGTGGCTCGCTGGAGCAGCGCCGACATCGCCGGAAGCTCCTGGATGATCTCCGCCGAAACCGGCGTCGGGACCAGCGGGTCATTCGAAGCATCCCGGCTGATGAGGGAGTTGTACGTGGCCACGGGGTCTCCTTTCGGAAATGCAGCGACCCCGGCCCCGTGGACATGGGAGATTCCGGTGCTGCGAGGGGTTGGGGGTTAGCGGCCGGCCAGCTTGCGGATCCACGCGTCGGGATCCTCGGGCGCGGCATTGGAAGGGGCGGCGCCTGGGGTGAGCGACTCCACCGGCCGCTGTGAGGCCGCCGCAGGAGGCGGCGCGGTCACCTTCAGGCGCTCGGCGAGCGCCTCGGCCCGCGCGTTGATCTCCTCGTCCGTGCCAGTACCGAGAAGCTCGATCAGATCCGGCGGAATGTTGTGCGTGGCCGCCGCCATCAGGCGGGCGTTCGCCGACTTGTAGTCGGCGAGCTGCTGCTCCAAGCCGGTCGCACGCTCGGTCGCCTTCTGAATCTCGGTCTTCTGCGCGTCCTCGAACTCCCGGTACTTCTCGGCGGCCTGCTTGAGCTGGTCGATCTCGTCCATCGACTTGAAGCCGAGGGTGTCGAGGTGGCGCTTCTCGTGCTTCTGGGCGAGAGATCGCCACTTGGCGGCCTCGGCTTCCCAGTCGGCGACCTCGGGTGTCGCACCGTTCGGTCCGGCGGGAGCCGTCGGAACGGAGCCGTTCTGGGGCGTCGGCGCGGCAGGCTTCGGCGGGCTGAGGAACTGGCCAGACGTAACGGCATCGGCAAGCATCTGCTGGGCCGCAGCGTCACCGTCCCCGCTTGGCGCGACGGTCGGTTCGGCGGTGGACTCGGACATTGGTGACTCCGTGTCGGGGTCGTGCGCCCGCCGTGTCAGCGCGACGCAATCGGACATAAAAAGGCGCCCGCCGTGTCGGCGCGACGCATAGCAGTGCTTACCGTGTCGGCATGCACAGGAAGCGGGCATCCAGTCGGAGCCCATTCGGCACGTCCAGTTGGATCTGAACATGCATGAGGGGCGCTCAAGGGCGCCCCTCATGATCGCTTGCGGAGTCGCAGAACTACTGGAACTGGGTAGGTTCTGCCCTCCGCTGACCGTCGCGGATGTGCTGAATAGCCATCCGGGACACGTTGTATTCCTGAGCCAGGGCGACGATTTCGCCGCGCTGTCCAGTCAGACGAGATCTGATGTCAGAGACTTGATCATCGGTGAGGGTCGCTTTCCAGTGGCGCTCACCATGCATATGGCGACGCTTGCTGATCATGTCAGCGACGTTGCTCTGATGGTCCCCGAGGAACAGATGGGCAGGCCGCACGCACGGGGGATTGTCGCAGCGGTGCAAGACCCAGAGTCCCCTGGGGATCGCCCCATGCTCCAACTCCCATGAATAGCGGTGCGCAAGGCTCCAGGAGCCTGTCATCGGGCTGAAGTTCCCGTAGCCGTTGCTATTGCGCGCCGCCGTCCACGTCCAGCAGGTCTCGGACTTCGCCACATGCGACCAGAAGCGAGTCTGTGGCGGGATGGTACGCTCCAGCGTCCCGAAGGGGTCGCCCGTTTTCCACCACCGCTTGTAGTGCATCTGGCACCATCCGCGGGTTCTTGCCGGGCGTTCACATTCGCCCACCATGCATATACGCTCGCCCACGCGAGCACCTCCGAGAGTTCGGTGTCGCCACGCCCCGGGGCTGTTACAGCAGCCGCCGGGGTTTCTCTCATTTTAGGACTTCAGGTTCCCCGAAGAGTCCCAGTTCGCCGGAATCATGCTGGACAGGTTCATCTGGGCGGCGCGCTTCATGATGAAACGCCGCACTTGGGCGCGGGCCGCGTCCGTGTTCGGGCGGACCCGGCCGACCGCGAGGATCGCGTTCTGGAGATCCTGCCGGTTCTCGATGTTGTAGCGTCCTGGCCGGTCGCCGGGGGCAGGCATCGCCTTCCCCTGCTTCACCAAGTTCCGCATCTCCTGGGCGTTGGGCTGTGCCACAGTTCACCTCCCTCCGTCACTTCGGTCGCTCGGGAGGCGTATATCCGGCGCGGCCTTCGGACTCCCACCAGCGACGCCACGTGTTCACCGCGTTCCTGCCACCCGTGCCGCGCGTCACCCGAAGCCAGTCGTCATACAGATTCTCCGCATGCCCGACGAACGGCTCGTTGAGGCTAAAGGCAGGCCATGCCTGGCATGAGCAGTGGTCGTGGTAGGTGTTGCCGCCCTGGCGCGGATCCCCGGCAGTCTTCGCTGACTTGTAGACCGGACCGCGGGAGGCGAGCATCGCGCACCAGGCGCACGGATCGCTGTCCGTTACCCGCGACCAGCCCGTCGCCATCTCGTCGGCATCGACGGACTGGTTCATCACCGACCGGCCGCCCTCAAGCGCCAGGAACTGTGTCGACCCGACCATCCGGACCGCGGCCGCATCCATCGCCTGCTGAGGCGTCTTCCCCGCAGCGATCGCCTTCTTGAACTCCACCGGGCCCGTCACATCCAACGACGCCTCAAGGCGGTCGATCGCCAGCTGCAGCGGACCCTCGGGATCGAAGCCGCCATCCGGCACACCGGCAGCCCGGCGTGCATCCATGTACGCCGCCCGGGCCAGATCAGCCGACTGCTCCCGCGCCTGCTGCACGATCGGCATCAGCGCCGCTCGCACCGCCGGCCACGAGGCATCGACCTTCGCCGGGTTCATCAGATCCCGCCACACCCGCAGCACCTGCCGGGCCATCTGCGCCGCCAACAACGCTTGCGTGCGCCGGAACCGCTGCGCCTCCCCGGCCACCGTCAAGCCGCCGTAGCAGGCGTCTCAGACGGCGTCGCAGACCCGACCGGAGGCTGCATCTGCTTCTCGATGATGCCATTCAGGCGATTCATCGCATCGCCCTCGGACGCGGCCTTCTTCCACCGCTCGACATCGGTCTGCGTCACACCGGGCACCCGCTCCCACAGTTCCTGCGGCGGCACGCCGAGCATGGTGACAAGCTTGCCGAGCGCATCCACGGTCTGAGCCAGCGAACGCGCGGACGTGTCCCTCCATACCACCTGCGCTGCCGTGTCTTCCCAGGCAACCGAGTCGCCGGATGCGAGCCCGACCAGGCGGAGCAGCTGCTCGTGGGACTCCCCGCACAGCGACTCGCGCTCATCCGTCTTCCGGTCCAGACCGTCCCGGGCCGCGGCGAGCGCCTCGGCGGACAGGTTCACCATCTCACCGAGCAGGTGGTACGGCGGCACCTGCGAGATGGTGGCGGCGTGCCGGATCGACGCCTCACGCGACTTCAGGTAGCCGGTCAGGTCCGTTGCGTCGAACTCACCGAACTTCGTGTCCGCGTCCTCCGCAACGAACAGGCCATCCACACGCGCCTTGAACGGCTCCATCGGGTTGCCGTTCTCATCGACCGGGGGCGCCATGCCGGTCACCCATCGCTGACGGAACGCCGCATACTGCTGCGCCATCAGCAGATTGAACGTGGTCATGTTCAGCTGGTCCTGGACGTCGAACAGCGGCTCGACCTCACCGATCACCCCATCGCCGTCCAAATCCTGCGTGTTCACGTAGCGGACGATCGGGCACACGCCCAAACCGTGACTCATCACCCAGTCGCCCTCGTCGGGCTGCAGGCCGGAGCCGTCCGCCCGCCCCACCAGCGTGTAGCGTGCCTGATCGTCATAGACACGCACCACACGCCGCTTGCCGTCCTTCGTGTGCTCCAGACGGTCCTCGACCCCGTAGATCGGCCACTCGTCGTTCACCGAATCCGCATACACGGCCGTCATCCGCCGCGGGCTGAACGGCGTGATCACCGGGACCGGCTTGCCCGGCATCACCACCGCATAGGCCGCCCCGTAGGTGAGCACCGAGCGGTGAATGCCATGCTGGCGAGCATCCATCCGATTCGCCTGCCACACCCGCCACGGCGCCGCATTCTCATCCGAGCCCGCAGGCCGGTAGCCGTCCACGTACATGTTCTGCGCCACGACCGTCACGACCAGCGGCAGAATGTTCACCCTGGCCCGCTCGATCAGCCACCGGTACTCCGCCCGGGCCCCCCGCGGCACGTAGACGCTCGAGTGCTTCCCGCACATGTACTGCTTGATCTTGCCGAGGCGCTCCTGCTCCCCCTCACGCAGCTTCAACAGATGACGCGCCGTCGACACCGCATCCTTCTCCGACATCACCACGCCGCACCCACCCCCTCACTACGCAAACCCATACACACGGCCTGTCCGCTGCTTCTTCTTCTGCCGCTTCGCCCAGTCCGGCGAGGCCAGCAGCGCCCGGCGCGCCATGTCTGCCAGTTGCATCGCCGCGAAACCGTCCACCTTCTTCGGTGACTCGCGGGACTCCTTGCCGAAGGAGACGCCCCACCGGTTCGGCCGACGGCGGGCGTTGCCGACATGCCGGTTCAGCATCTTGTGATCCGTGTGAAGGATCTTCGCGTCCTCGATCGCCTGCACCAGCGCCTCGGTCGCCTTCGTCAACTCCTGCTGATGACCGCGCATGTCGTAGCCGATTACCGACTTCGGTGAGGCCTTCACCAGCAGCTCGTCGCGGTAGGTCTCGCCCCACTCGTCGATGTAGGACTCCCACAACTTCACGTCGGCGAAGAACGCCCGCACCTGATACAGGCCGAAGGCGTGCGCCACCAGGTCGGACACCTGCTTCCGGTCGACCTCCCAGCCCTTCGCCAGGGGGCCGTCCGGGCGCTCCCAGATACCCAGCGGCTGCACCAGCCGGTCCGACACGCGCATAGCGATCAGCGCGGTCGCATCGTCCGACTTACCACCGTCGAACCCGAGCGCGATCTCGTCGCCTTCCTGCAGTCGCAACTCCGAGGCGCACAGTGCCCACTTGCCCGGATCCAGCAGTGCATCCTCCGCCGCCACAGGCTGGTTCAGCCAGTAGCGGCGCGAATCCGACGGCGCTGACTGCGGATCCCAGATCTCGGCGATGATGCCGTCCAAGTCCATCCACTCGGCCGCCGGCCCGTAGGCCTCCTTCAGCCCGGCAAGCAGCGCGTCACGGTCGGCAAGGTCCGTACCGTCCTTCGCCTGCCGGTGGTCAAAGAGCAGGCCCGCAGCGTCTGCATCACGGATCCGGCCCTCCCGGATGGCCTTGTAGTACGTGTGCGTCGCCTCGGCGACCGAGTCCTGGCCCGGCTCGTACATCGTCGACGTCTCAAGGCACCACGGTTCGGCTTCCTTGCGCTTGCGCAGGTTGCGGCGGACCGTGCTGTGCATGCGCCGCAACTCCGGCAGCACGTACAGGTGAGTTTCGTCGACGGTAAGAACACCGCGAACGTTTCCTTGCCGCCATCCTTGGCGGCGCTGCTCGCAGTGCTGGGCGTCACCTCCCCACGCTGATGGTGGAGGACGATCCGGCTCGACGACTGTGCTGACTTCCCGATGTCGATACCCGGGAACTCGTCCCCGTGGTTTTCGATCAGGTACTCCATCATCGTGGAGACGTTGTCGTAGGTGTTGCCCGACTGACCTTCCTCCGTCGCCAGGCAGCGAATGAACGGCGACTTCACCGGCCGCCCGACCGGCTCCCCGTCGGCGTCCCAGCCGTCGAAGCGCACCGGGAACAGCGCCTCCGCGCAGACCAGCATCCCGGCGATCTCGGACTTCGCCCGGCCCTTCGCCCGCGATAGGAACGCCCGTCGGTACACGCGGCGGCCCGTCTCCGGGTCCAGTCGGTAGGCCTTGACGATGAACGCGTAGAACTCATCGTCCAGTTCGATCGGCTCGCCGACAACGTCGCCAGGACCGTGGCACAGATACTCCTCGATGTGGTCCACGATCTGAGGCCCGAGCGAGGGAAAAGGCTGCTCGGGCGTACCGCCATTCCAAGGCACGGCACCCCCTACCCGGCGGCGTCGTCAACGATCCGCAGGTTCTTCCGCCGATCCGATGTCGACCGCGGCGTCTCCGCCGGGGCCGGCTTGTCCGCAGGCGTCTCGATCTGCAACTTCAGCCGCATCCGGTCTTCGGGCGTCGCGCCGTACTTCGCAGCGCGCAGACGCACCTCAGAGGCGAATTCCCATTTGCCTCGGCTCCACATGATCGCGTGCAGGAGAGCCGTGTCGAGCAGGAAGTCCCAGTCGGTGTCGATAAACGTCTGAGCCTGAGGAGACCGCCTCCAGGTGTCCCACCACTGGCGGGTACGAGGATGCCAGTCCTCCCCATCAGGGAGGACTCCCTCAGGCAGCGGTGGCCCGCGCAGTTCGCCGTCGTCCTCGACGTGCCGCATCTCGGCGTCCCGCCGCTTCGAATCCCGCGCGCGAGAACGCGTCGCCTTCGGCGCGAAACCTCGACCAGCCATCAGGGACACCCCCTCACAGCAAGCTAGCGATCACCTTCGACAGGTCCGCCAGCGTCGACGGCGCGTCCTCGAACGGCTTGCGGGTCATGCAGATGTAGCGCTCACGGTCGTACAGCTCAACGGCCGTCTCACCACGACGGATCCTGCGGCCACGGCCTACCGTGCCGCGACCCCAGATATGCAAGCCCTGCCCCGAAGGCGAGACCTCGATGTACGTCCTGGGCAGCCGGTCGACGATCTCCCGGGCCCATGGCCGCAGTCCGCCATCCGCCAGGGCGTGATCGAGGTCGATGCACACGAGACGGTCATCCGCGGTGAGCACAAAGCCTAGCCCCGCGCCGGCCGTGGACCGTGTGGCGGTGCGGTAAGTAGCCCAGGTCTCCGGCGCCGTAGACGAGGCCACAGACGTCTTCCCGGACGTGACCGACAGCGGCACCTTGCGGTCCGTATGGCGCACCCACTGCCGACGGCGCTGCATCGCGGCCGGCGTCGGGTCAGCCGCCCGCTGCCGCTTCCGGCAAGCAGCGGTCCGGCAACGACCCGAGCAGAAGCGCGCGTTGTGCGCATGCCGAGCACCGAGCGGTCCCCGGCAGTGTTCGCAGCGCTTCGTCGTCATGACATCAGGATACGACACCGTGTAACGGCAATCTGCATTCTCACCTGCACTGATGCAGCGTCGTGACATCCTCGCGCGACGGCGCCGGCTGCCAGGCAGGAACGGGCCGAGCTGCGTCGCCGCAGGTCAGGCCATGATCATCAGATCCCCAGTGTCACGCGCATCCTGCTTCGGTAACGTGCCCGATCCGCATGATCTAAATGATCTTGGGGTGCCCCCCAGGGTGATCTTGGTATCAAGATCGCTCTGGACTGGATCATGAACACCGGGGCGCATGATCGCGCCTGAGTGATCTTGCCCGCCTCCGCCGGCCGACCGTGAGCAGGCGTTCGACCAGGCGACGATCAAGGCAGCTGATCCATTCGACCCTTGGCCATGGCTCGCTGCCTCATGCCAGCATGCCCGGGTGCGCTTCGACCGGCCGGGCCCTGGGCGGCAGGGCGTGGGCCACGGCCGACGCCTCCCGCCCGGTCTTCCGATCGTGGTGCCACTGGCACAGCGCCCACAGGTTCGCGTCGCTGTGGTCGTCGACACCCTGGGCTGCACCGATCTTGTGGTCCACCTGGTTGGCCGGCTCACCGCAGATGCCACCCGTGCCGAGCGGCCACTGACAGACGCGCCCGTCGCGCTTGAGGATCCGCCCACGGATGCGGTGCCAGCCCTTGGGCAGGGGCGCTGAGCGCCGGCCCTGGCTGGGCATCAGCCCTTGTCCTTGCCGCGGAGGAGCTTGGCGTGCTCGGCCGGGTACATGCCGGTGGCACGCTTGTGGAGGAGGTTGCAGTAGCCCTCGGCCTTGCCGGGCATGTGGCGTTCGAGCTCGGCCACGCAGCGATCAAAGTCGCCGGCCGAACCCCAGGCAATGCGCTGGCCGCCGGGCCCCGTGGTCCAGTAGGCGTGTAGCCGCTCGGTTGCCTTGACGTCTGCAGGGGTGGCTTCTTGTCCTCCGGCCATGGCGGTCACGTCCCTTCTGTGCGGTTTCCTGGCCGCTGGTCGTCCCTCTGGATGCTGGCGCCTTGCCCGGATGGGATGGCGAGGCAGACGCCGTCGTTGTCGGCGAGGATGGCCCAGCCGGCTTCGAAGCGGAGGGTGAGGTCGTCTGCTTCGATGCGGAGGTCGTCGCGCTGCTGTTCGCGCGGGTGGATGACGAGGTAGGCGGGCATCACTGCCGCCTGAGCGCTTCGGCCAGTTCGGTCTGCACCTTGCGGATCTCGCCTTGTACCTGCTCACGGAACTGCTCGAAGTCGCCTTCGACGCGGATCTTCAGCGGGTAGCCGTTGGGGTCGACGGGCACTTCGTTGGCTGGGATCTCGACGCGTTCGTCGAAGACGAGGATGGCGCGGGCGCCGAGTTGATCCTTCAGTCCTGGGGGGTCGGCGAGGAACGCGTGCACGCTATCGATGTCCTCGACCTGGTCGATGACGAGGATGAACGGGGTCTCGTCGGACCCTTCGTCACGGTAGATGGTGGGGAGTTCGAGGATCTGCAGGCGGGCCATGGCGCGGGCTCCAGGTCAGACGTGGGGTTCGACGAGCACTCCCGCCAGTTCGCGGTGGTCGAGTTGGGCTTGCGTGTGGGCGAGTAGTCCTCGCAGGAGGGCGCGTTCGCGTGGGTTGTCGGGGATTCCGCCGGGCTGGTCCACGACGCTGAACGTCTGTCCGTCGGACCAGGCGTAGGTCAGCGTGGTGGGCCTCTGCTTGAGCAGTTCCATCTGCTCCTGCGCGTACTCGTTGAGCGTGCGCATGAGGTCTTCACCGTCGATGGTGTGGCAGAGGCTGCAGATACGGATAGACGCTGTGGCATGGGCTGACTTGTTGTACGACCAGGCGTGTTCGCAGAGGTCTTGGATGGCAAGCGGTTCGGCCATCGGCGCGGGCCTT